GGAAGGTCGAACAGATCCATCAGGCCGTGTACACCATGAGAGTGCGGCCTTCACGGTCATACAGTGTGACTTGGCGGTCGATGCCGCCGTCTTCGGCCACAACCTCCTCGACCTGGGCGATACGGCGGCTGCGGCTGACTTCGTTGCTTCCGCCGGTCACATAGACCGTGAACTGATCGACGCCGAGATGGGGGTGGTCAACGTCGCGACCTGCGCCGCCGTCTACGTTAACGCCGAGATTCCATCCGTTGGTGTCCGTCGTGATGTAGCGGTGGCCGAAGCGGCTAGCCTGACCTCGCCCACCCTCGACTGTTCCTCTGAACCTAGACATATGTACTCCTAATTCAATGAATGAGCTAGAACAGTAGCGGGACGCTACCTGGGCCGCAAGTGGTAGGCTAGAAGTCGTTGGTATTGCTGGGCTCTGAGCGGTTCGGTGCTGGCGTTGCATGGCGTTGCGCTACGTTGCATGGCGTTGCAGGGCGTTGCAGCTCCTGGCTCTCTGTCGGCGTCCTGGTAGTCGGCTTCCTGGCGTCCTGGTAGTCGGCTTTCGGGCGAGGCGAGGAGCTGAGCGAGGAGCTGAGCGAGGCGAGGCGAGGAGCGAGGAGCTGAGCGAGGAGCAAGGGAGGAAGGACGCGCGAGGGCGGGCGGGCGGGCACGGACCACCACCGACCACCAGCCCCCACGGGGGCCGGGACTCCGCACCTTATATAACTATACCCCAAGCACGGACTGCCTCTCCCGAGCGCGCGCGAGAAAATAATTTGCAAAAAATTTTACTATATGCGAGCCTGTAATGGCGGGCGTTCGCTTTTGTCACAGGCCGAGGGTCGCTGACACAACGGAAGCTCGATTTTCACACACGGAGGGTGTTAACATGAAGCTGTTAGGTTTGGTTGCTGGCTCGGTATTACTGGCTTTTATAGTTGTTACGAGCATTAAGCGGCCGAATCGGCTCTACCCTTTGCAATCTCATCGCGAGCTAGATTTCAAGAAGTTGCAGCGATCGGGCATCGACAGGCACGAGTGGGGTGGGTGTTGCTAAGTTTCGGACAGGTGGGTACTGGTAGGTATGCTTTAATATTGTTTTCGGACTAAGGGGAGCGAGCCATGTTGATGACTATTTTGTTGGTTTCGGCGGGGGCTTTTATTGGTTGGAACGTCCCACAGCCACGGTACGCCAAGGCTATCCAGGCGTGGGTAGTGCGGAAAATCGGTCGGGGATGATTGAATTTCCCGAGGGCATCGAGCTGTACGATCTATTGGCGGCCGCCCCGGGTGCAGACGATGTAATGTTTGTGGTTCCGGCTTCGGCGGATGGCCCGCTCGATTGGTCTGAAGGGCAGACGACTGAGGTGATCGAAATTCGTAAGATGCGTGGTTCCTTGGGTTGGACGGAGGAGTTGCGGGTTTTAGTGATATTTGATGGTGCGCCTATCCCAGTTTTTGAAACATCTTCGATTACGGACGCCGAGATATCACTCGAGTGTGCGTCAGGCGACCGGCTTTTGAGGTTAGACGCCGAGAAAGACAACGAGCCCTGGAAAAACCACACAGAACGCTTTACAGACCCCTACGATCCTGACTCGTCGGGCTATTAGGTTGTGTCAAGCCGCAGTATGCCCTTATCCAGGGCCGAGCGCCGCCGAGAAGAGCGTGAAATTGCAAAAATCAAGCCTCACGAGGGACTGAGTCTTGGTTGGCGGCGGTCGAGAGGTCCGTGCGGGAACAGGTATCTAGTCAAAGAGCCGCTAAATGTGTCCCTGGAGGACTTGATTGCTGAATCACAAGCAATTTACTTCCGATTGTACCCAAAAACGGTTAAATGAGACAAAAAGTGAGCAATAAAGCAATCATTTTGCACGAACGGCTGATGTCTATGGGTGTCGAGGATGCTATGACGATGGACGGCTTCGATGATTGTGCCATAGGAGTCCTAGAGCGATCCGGCATGAAGCGCATCGTGGTCTATGACAAAGAAAAGGTCATCGAGAAGCTCATGGACGGGGGCATCCCTACTTACGATGGGGCTCTTGACTTCTACGAATACAACCAGCTCGGTGCATTCCTTGGCGACAACAGTGCTCCAGGCTTTTTAATGAGCCTGGTAGAATGACGAAGCTGATCCGGTCATTTGTCTTCACCTGTGCTATGTCGTTGGCTTTATCTACCCCGGTGGCCGCGCAATACATTTTCTTTTTGGGCCTTGGGGAACATCGAGATGAGTCAGGGCAACAGCTAGTTGGGGAGTTGGCAGTTGTTACAATGGTAGGGCCTCTCGAGCCGAACCTGCTTTTGACTTTTGGGCTCGATCGTTTCAGCTTGCCTGTGATCCAGCCTCAAGTAGGTGCCACGATCATGCTACTACCGACAGCGGACCTGATCCTAGACTTCGGCGCAAGTGCCGATCTATCTGACTACGCCGAATGGGAGCCGCATTTCGCATTCACCGGCGTAGCATACTTGGTTGGCTCGCTTCGGCTTGCCGTTACATACGCATGGCAGCCGTGGAACGAATGGGCGCGTTCTTCCGTTGTGAAGCTAGAGATGCCCTTCTAATGACGCCGGAAGCGATCAAGGAGTCGGCTAACGTCAGCTTCTCTCTTAGCTTCCTGCTTCAACTTGTCGGTATCCTGATGGCTGGCGTCTGGGGATACAGCCAACTGGACGCACGGATCTCCGCCATTGCCAACGCATCCGCTCAGCACACTGAGGGAATCGAACGAATCGAAGATTCGATGGAAAAAAACCAAGATGCCCCCATCTCATCCGATCACATCCAAAACACAAAGTTAAATTGGTTGGAGTCCGTCAATGCTGATGTGCTGAAACGGTTAGATCGTATGGAGATGCGGATTTTTGAAATGAGAAACCGTTGATAAGAAAATGAAAGCCAAAATACACATCAACCAGCATCGTATCCGAAGTAATATTAAGGCCGGCAACCGAGAGCCGGTGATTACAGTAAAGACTTACAAGAGCAACGAATATGCGGCTAGTGTCCGCATCAACGGACCCAGCGAAGTTGTGTACTCGCCGGAGAAGCCGTTGTCCTGCGGAGCCAGGGTTTGGATAGAGGCCGATTATGACGACCTGGAGCTGCGTTAAGCTGGCGAAATATCTTAGCGGGGGATAACCGATTTTGGCTGGTGGCGCACTATGGACATTTGAAGAAGACGCGCTGATTGCAGACATGGTGGCGGCGGGCTCAACCGGCCCATCTATCGTAAAAGCGTTTCAGGCGCGATTTCCCGGCAAGCGCGGCCCGAGCTCTATTATCAAGCGGCGATCCCAACTGGGACTAGGCGCGGTGAGTATACCGACTGAGCCGAATGAAAAAATAGATGTCGGTGAGGACTATGTGCGGGTGGCAGCTTCCAGGTCGATACGTGACCCCGAGACGTTGTTCGCTAAGTCTGGACTAGATCTGAAGGTGTGGGAGATTGTGCCGGATAGTGGGCAAATGAAGAAGTGGGACGTGCCTATGAAAATTGACGACGAGGCAGTTGTCATCCCGTGCTTCTACGTCGCGATCAAGGTACGGAAGAAATGGGAACACTCCGATCTGCCTATCCCGATCATCCTCACCATCCCAATTAGGAAGAAGCCCCGCCCGACTGGCGGCGCGTTTACTTCTGTCCATTACTCTGACATTCACTTTCCGCACCACGATCCTGCCACTCTGGAAATCCTCTACCAGATTCTAGATGTGACAAACCCCGATCTGGTAGTAGACCACGGAGATACGGTGGACTGCGAGCAGATCAGCGATCACCCGAAAGACCCGATCAACCGAACAACGCTCAAGCAAGAGGTCCGTATGGCTGCGGAGCATCACGGCACCGTCCACAGCTTGACGGCAAGGGCAGACCATTGGTGGTTACTTGGGAACCATGAGGATCGGATACGCCGTCAAGTTTGGAAGATGGCGGAGAACAGGGTTGCCGGTGAGATGCTGACACTTGACCCCGTAATGGAAGCTATGAGGTGGGAAAACCTTACCGGCGTTGCCAAGCTCGGCTGGGAGATCACACCATACCCGAAGTTCCGAGTATTGAATAATCGGCTTTTGTTAATCCACGGTAACAGTGCACCGGCCAAGTCAGGCTCAGCAGAACGCAAAGAGTATGACCGTTATGGGCGCGGGGGCATGAGCGGGCACACACACCGAGTCGGTTATTTCGGAAAACGCGATTGGAATGGGCAACATGGATGGTGGGGACTTGGCTGCATGTGTGCGATCCGCGATGACTTTGTGAGCTTTCCAGACTGGAGTCAGGGGTTCGCTGTCGTGACGTGGAATAAAGGCCGAACGGAGTTCCATGTAGAGCGGATTAGGATATTCGACGGTGTAGGGTATTTCAGGGGTCAGCGGTTCGGAGGTTGAGCGCAATTTATATTTGGGATATATCAAAAAGCGAGACACTATGATTGAATTTCACGGTGGCGGCTACATGATAACAGGCGAGCACATTCCTTTGTACCGCTTGAAAGTCATGGCTTCCGGCCTTAAACTCGAGGTTCAAGGAATGCGGATTAGTCGGGGCCGCACTTGCTACGCTATGGCCAAATCCGAATTAGGGTTCAAGGGAAACAAAAAGAAAGTGTTAGCTCAATTAGAAGCGCACATAGATGACTTTGAAGCAAGACTAAAATGACAACGACATGCCGCCGCATTTTCTCGCGTGGGCGCGGTAGGGATATTTCTGCGAATTCTGCGAATGAAATGCAGGGAAAAGATTTTTGTGTGGCTTCCAAGGCCGTAGTGGCAAAACGCGAATCCGCTCTAGCTGAAGCTGCGCGTGCCTACACGCTAGCTAAAAAGAAGTCGTTTCTGCAAAGGAGTGTCGGCGGCAGAGAAGAGGTCAAGGCTCTTGCACGGGATCACCCTGAATTGTACTCAGGAAAATCCGCAGATGATATCCTTGAGGGCTACCTTCTGGATATTGGCGAGCAGCAAAATTCCAAGCTGTGGGGGGAGCTGGCGGCTGTCGTGATAGCTAGGGGAGGGCGTGTCGCGTAAGCGGCCAATCGTAATTCTTAACTCATCTTGTCTAACCACAATGAAAAACACATGGAATTAAAGATTACAGGCTTCGTTGATGTACTGCTGCCTGAAGAGTCGGGCACAAGCTCACACAGCAACTGGCGCAAGCGTGAGTTCATTCTCACGACCGAGGGCAATTATCCCAAACAGATTTGCATGGTGCAATGGGGCGACAGCATCGACAAGGTCGAGATTGGCGTTGGCGAAAAAATCACAGCTTCGATCGACATCGCGAGTCGCGAGTACAACGGTCGATGGTACACGGACATCAAGGCGTGGAAAATTGAACAAGAGGCTGCGGCTCCAATAGCAAAAGAACGTAAGTTGCCGGCGCCACTAGAGACAGCGGAACTGGCAGAGATTGATGATCTGCTTGATGATATGCCATTTTAGGAAAGCATTTGGTATCGGAGTATTGCTTTAACGGGTGCTTCGGAGTTGCTCTCGTGGCGAAATGGTAGACGCGGCGCCCTTAAAAAGCGCTGTCACGGGGACGTGCAGGTTCGACTCCTGCCGAGAGCATTTGGAGGTTGGGTGGGTGACAAGGCGCTGGCACTTGCAATGATCCATCAAGCAGTTAAAGAGATGAGGCATTGGAAGCCGCAATCCAAGAAACAAATACGTCAAAAGGAAAAACTTGGATGTCGCGATAACGAGCGGCTCCGGGTCGACGCGATAGTGTGGTTGGCTAGCGCACGGGCCGCTATATGGTTTGAGCGATGTGGCCTTGATCAGAGCCATGCGCTAGGTAAGATGGAGTGGGCAGGACACGCACAAGAGCTGTTGAATACTGGAAGCGTATTACTCGACTGCAAGAGAACTCGGGTGCTAGAGCTCGGGCTCGACGCGGTGTGGCCTATTAAATAGTCTAGGAGATGTATGGACAATAAAGAAACTATCCCCCAGCAGACGCCAGAACAGAAAAAAGAGTTGCAGGAGGTGGCGGGCCGCTGTGATAGTGCATCTAATAGGCTTGCGGAGCACGGCATCGTTTTCGGTGTCCACTATCAGTCCAACTCAGTGCAGGCTGACGGCTCCGTGGTTGACGGCCTGGCTATTAATCGCTCGTTGAGTGCTGAGCTGGCGCTTATGGAGATGATGGCCGACTGGTATGACGCCAAAAAAAGGGCGGTTGAATCCGGCGAGATGGGAAGATTTATGAGCGAGATACTGGAGTTTCAGGACGGATCAGCGAACTAATGGATCTTCATTTCGTGCTACTTGAGAAGTTTGTTGTCAAGCTGGCTAATATAGAGGTCATTTCCGACATCGAGGACGCAGAAGTGGTACGTCTCGCCGTCGCAGGGGAAAAAGGGCGTCGATCACGGGTATGGTTGCTGTCCGGCAATGCAATTACCCTAAAGATGACGCGCGATGAAGCGCTCGACGCAGTGTCGCAAGCGTGCGCTGCGATCGACACGCAGCAAGCAAAAATTTTGCGTCCGGTGTAATTTACTTGTAATATTTTCGTATACTAAGGGGTTTCCATGACACAGTTGCCGTTCAATCCACGGACCATGACTGCAAAGAAGGCGCTTGCGGCATTGGTCGATCATCCGAACCTGACTGTCGCGGAATTGGCTGATTTGCTGGCTGAAGAAAGCAGACACACCAATCCTCGATCAAGCGTCAGAAAGGAACTAAACGCCAGGATTGAGGCGGCGGCTCCGTTAGATGATGAGCTCGAAGACGAACCATCCATACCAGAAGAGGAAATAGCTGATGAGCCCGACAAAAAAAACGAGTCGACCGATGCCGCGCCCGAAGCCGAAGCCGGGGCAGAGGTACTAGCAGTGCCCCCTGGTGGCATAGGGGAAGTCCTAGAATTCGGTGAAGACGTTACGGTCACGCTCCCAGACGGCACGGTACACGAGGGTCGCTTCAAGCGTTATGTCACTGGAATTGAAGCCACCCTCCGAGATCAACGTGATACCGTGGTTGTTTTGCTGGACGGCGACTGGGTAATAACGCCGAAGCCGCCAGAGCCCAAGGAAAACGACGAGGACGAAACTAGCTAGTGAAGGAAATCGATCGCCTGGTCGATGAAGTCCCACAGCTATCAAAGACCGAACAGAATCAAGTTCAGGCGCAAGCCTCTGCGCAGATCGCGGAGCGTGAGCACGCTGGCGTGTGGGGCGGTACGGTTAAGGCGCATACGGCGTACGCCCATCGCCCGCTCGAGTGGATAACGACGTATCTAAAGGTTCCGGCCGAAACGTTGCACTGGAGTCTTCACCCGTCATATGAAACGCATCGATGGGACGGCGACAAGGATCCGCTCCTAAGAATTCTTACAGCGTTGGCTGAGCATCGGGACGTGGGCGTGGAGAGTGCGACCGGAACGGGTAAAACCTTCTTGGCCGCGTGCGTCACGCTTTGGTTTCTGGCCTGCCACCATAACGCGATTGTCGCCCAGTGGGCGCCGACTGAGCGGCAGCTTCTTCTCAACATGTGGAAGGAAATCGGGGCTCTTTTTACTGAGTTCAGCAAGCATTTCCCGACCGCAGAGTTGTATACCGGAAAGCTGCGGATGCTACCGACTGATGCCGAGGGCAAGGAAAAGTGGGCAGCGACCGCGTTTGTATCGGGCGTCGGAGCAGACGAAGAAGCAGCGACAAAGGCGCAGGGCCTCCACGGCGAGCATATGCTTATCATTACGGAGGAGACGCCTGGTATCCCCAGGGCAATCATGGTCGCGATCGACCAGACTCGATCAGCCGACCACAACCTACACCTTGCGCTAGGTAACCCCGACCACCGGCACGATGAGCTTCACACGTTCTGTAAACGTGAAGACGTAGAGCATATCAGGATCAGCGCGCTCGACCATCCGAATATCGTGAGCGGCGTGCCGATTGTCCCAGGGGCGATTGGTAAAAACAGGCTTCAGAAGCGTATCATGAACCTCGGCGTTGGATCCAGGCTTTATCTCAGCAGGATTAGAGGCATTAGCCCGCCGGAAGCGAAAGACGCGCTTATCCACCATGTATGGTGCGAGGCAGCGGCAGAGCGGTTCAGGCTTGGCACCCCGGTAGGTCGAGAAGAAACGGAAGAGTGGGCGGCAACCAACACAGACGAGGAGGCACGCGGCGTTGATGTGGCAAACTCTGAGGCCGGAGACGAAGCGGCAATCGCGCGTGGCCCGGGACGAAGACTAACTGAGGTTGTGTCGTTTCCCTGTCCGGACGCAAACCAGTTGGGCGCGATCGTGGCACAGGAGATTGAGCGGGACAAGATCGATCCGCGGTATGTCGGTGTCGATCCTGTTGGTGTCGGAGCTGGTTGCGTAAACGAGCTCAAGCGGCTCGGCCACAAGGTTCGGCACTTGAGCGGAGCCCGTAAGGCGATTCCAGGTGTCGACACTGACGAACTGTGGTCTGAAACGAATATTGACTTCGAGGGCCGAGAGCGCCCGACCGGAGCGCGCGTTGTAGAAGCGGAGCGGTTCGCTGATCTGCGATCTCAGATGCATTGGCGGATGCGCGAAGATCTCCGAAAAGAGACCGTCGATCTGGTCCACGACGTAGAGTTGTTCAGCGACCTAACGACCCCTACGTTCAAGACGCTGAACGGTGTCATTAAGGTCGAGTCGAAAGAAGAGATCAAAAAGCGGCTAGGTCGCAGTCCAAACAAAGGCGATGCCGTGATCTACTGGAACTGGGTGCGCCGTCGAACGCCAGTCAGGGCTCCAAAAGCATCTGAAGAAGTAAACACATCTGATCGCGACCGCAGCCTCGAGAGGTTTTTGGTTCAACAGGCGAAGCGGCAGAAGAAAGAAAATCGTGAACTTATCCGCCGGCTAAAGAGACGGGCACGCAACAGCAAAAGGGATCGGCTATAATATATGAAATGGCCCTGGGTTTCTCGGCGGGCGTTTGATGCCGTATTAGATCAGAAAGATGCATTACTTGATCAGAACAGTACGTTGATCGAACACTTGTCGCGGAAGAGCCGGTTTGAGGCTGGAATGTCGGAGACGCCACGTCCGCCTCCGAAGGTGCGCGAGCCAATGCCCGAGGTGCTCCGCGAGAACATCGCTGGGGGATCTGACTCGAGTATGCGCCGTATGCGGCGAACTGAGCTGGAGAGACGATACTCGCGGGGAGAGTCGTGGGACGTGATTGTCGATGATGTACTTGGCCCACTCGAAGAACATTCACCAACGGCGGAGCCTTATGCCGAGACGACGAAATAAAGGACGCTCCCGCGCTGTTCGGGAGGAGCGGTTCGAACGCTCACTGGACGTTATGAACTACGAAATGTCGATGAAGACAGCCGAGTCTATGGCAAAGTATCACGAGGCGTATGTAGAGCCGCTTGAAAAACGGTTGCGCACGGTCGAACTTTTTTTCGGCGTAGTTTTTGTGCGATGGTGTTACCGGAAACTCGGTTACGCATGGCACTATCTATACATAAAGTTCACAGAATCCGAGCTTGATATAGAGGAGGGAGGCGTAGATCCCGATTTTGACGCTTTGCTGCAACCGGAAAAGATTTCGACTAAAACCGGTGAAAATAAAATCAAGAAAAAAGGAGCTGGCCCCACAAACAGTACAGGGTACGGGATAAAGACGGTGCCGCCAGTGTATCCACATTGAGCGAACCTGTGCCGTGGAACGAACTGAGTGTATCGGCCCAAGATGCTATCGCTGATATTATCGAGTTGCTGGCCGAAAAATTTACTGGTGAGATATCGCTGCACTGTAAAGAAGGTAGGTCGATTACGCTAAGGCTGACTGGTGGCGAAAGCCTTATAAAACAACTAAAAGAAGCGCGCAGGATCAGAAAGACATTGACTGCCTTGCCTTGTAGTGACTAGGTTCGACACAGAAGCAGAGCAGTACCGGAAAGCTAGGTTTCCGAGGCGGGATAGCCACGCTGTGGCATTGCAATAGTTATGCTGTCAGCTCCAGCAGGCGGTGCTGGGGTGTTCACGTACCCGGGAGAGTACATGCCGCACGCGCTAACTGAAGCGCCACAAGACATTATGTCCCCGAATGCTGGGATGAATGAGGCTGACGCACTGGGCGTCGTAACCCGGAGATCGTTGGCTAGCAGCATCTATGATGCCCACCGTGCCGCACTCCAGGCCCGCCGCTCGCGTGACCTAATCTCCGAGAAACTGTTTCTACACATCGACGGCTCCGGCGATTTTCAGTGGGCCGATATTTTTTTTGGTGAACGCGTAGAGATACCTCGGGATGTATCTGAGTGGCGCAAGACGGAGAACCTTCTTCGCATTGTCGTGGACAACGCGGTCGCACACCACACCACCACCCCGCTCCATTATTTTGTGGAATCGACGCCCGACCGGGCTGCTCGCGAACAGGCCACGATTGACATGCTGTGGGCGAATAATTTAGCGAGTGAGCAGGATTTTAACGCGCTGTTCGCGGAAGCACTCTATCTCGCGATGCCTGCTGGCTTTTGCCCCGTCCACGCATATTGGCGTGACGACGTAGAGCAGTCGCACTACGAGCCAGTCCAAAATGGTCCTGATTTGACCATTCCGCCCGAGCAGCTACCGGCTGGCATGATCGACTGCTTTGTTGGCAACCCGTTTGGCACGACGTATAACCGCGGTGCGACCCGGAATTCGGTCCAGTGGTGTACCTACGAGAGACTTCTCAGCGCCGATCGCGTACGCGAACACTTTGGTCACATTCCCGAGGTTATGGGTCTTGAGGGGACGCAGCGTATCGCTAGCGCGTCGATGTTCCAGCGCATCGCCAAGGACTGGGCTCTTCAGGGATTAGCGGCTCACGGCGATCCGACCACAAGGCACAGGCGCCATTCGGAAGGAGACGAAGAGCTCATTATGGTGCTTTGCCGGGAGGAAGCTCCAGGGCCTCATAACCAGATGGAGGGTCGCCTGCAAATGGTGGCGCTGCCAGGTTCTGTCGATGTGCGGGGCGGTGGAGAACGATCAGCGGCGGCGGTCATGCTTGCTGATCAGCCACTACCCGGCGCTGATTTTAGTTGGACAAACGTCTACAGTCACCACCGCAGCAACGATGTGCTCGGCAAGCCGTGGGTCGAGGATCTCGACCAGGCGCAGGTCGACTTAAACATCGCGCTTTCGAAACGCTGGGAGCATGTCGTTAAGCAGGCCGAAGCCCCGATTGTGACTCCGGGCGGCGCGATCGAAGAAGATATGGGCGATTTCGGCGGCTATGGCCTCATGGAACTTGACCCGACGCTCGGGACATGGCGACCCAGGGTTATGGAGTGGCCGCAAGCCGTTCTTACCGCACTCGACAGAGAGGTGGCCGACAAGAGGTCGGCTATATATACGATAGGCGGTTATCAGGCTGCGAGTCGTGGCGAGTCACTGGGCTCACGGACTCCGTATCGCGCGATTCTTGCGTTGCAGCAAGCGGACAATTCTATCCACGGCCCCGTTAATCAAAGATTCCGGCGGGCGGCAACCGATTTCATGCGCCGTTGCCATAGCCAATTTCGTATGTACGGCGATGTGCCAGTTCTTATCCAGGCGCTTGGTGACGAATACGCTCATAACGCGAGCGAGTATATCGACAAAACAAAGGTCTCTAACGTTGCTCCGCGTTACAAGCTCGTAAATTCGTTCGGCTCGTCTCCGGAGTTGCACGGCCAAGAAATCATCGAACTCGTCCAATTACGTGGCGCAGACGGTATTCCTTTTCTTACGACCGCAGAGGCCCGCAAGCAGTACCCGAACTCGATGCTTTTCGACAGCTCGGACAGTGCGGCCATCGTAAAGAGGCGGAGAGCCCGCACGATAGCCAGTAAGATTCGTGAGCTCGTTTGGGAATTCCGTGAACAGAACGGCTTTATGGAGACGGATCCGACGAATCCGATGATGCCGCAAGCGGCCTACCAAATCTTCCAGCAAATTGAAGCGCATTATCCACGACGCCGAGAAGACGATCTCGAAGCGCACGTCGATGCATATTCAGCAATCACTCAGGACGAGACAGAAGATCCTCTCGTTCGCTCAGTGACCGAGATACGCCTGAACCTTTACTACGAGTGGCAGATGTCGATGGCCCAGCAGAGTATGGCCCCGGCCGAGGGCGGAGCAGCCCAGGCCGCTAGCAGCGATACACGAAGCGATGGACGCCAGGTCGCCGCCGAAATGGCGGGTGGCGAAGAGCTGTAAACATGAATGAGAACGTGACACCCAGGTGCTGCGAATGCGGGGGTTGGAGTTGCGTACATAGGATGGATAAATGACTGATCAAGCAGTAACTGAGACTGGTGCCGCCCCAGGGGTAGCGCCTGTAGTACCCGATGCGACTAATGCGGTAGAGCCTGTCGTTCCTGCCGAAGCGCCTGCTGTCGAAGAGACGGTGGGCACTGGGGACACAGCGCAGCAGCCACAGACGAAGCGGGAGGTTCGCGCGCAGCTCATAGAAGATCGAGCGCGCGCAAGTAGGGACAGTAGTGATCAGCGACAAGATGTCGTTGAAGCTGTCGAAGGAGTGCCGACTGAGGCTGCAATAGCGGGCGACGTGGGTTCTGATGGTAATACGGTGACGGACGCGAACGGTCGTGAACATGCCAGGGACACTGGACAGTTTGTGACCAATCCGGACGGAACCGAGGGCGAATTTCGCTCTGACGGGACCGCGCAAGCAGCCCCGGAAACAGAGAAAAACTTGGATCACCTAGTAACTGTTCGATTTCGAGACGGCCATCCGGTCGCAGAGATGGGACAGTCAGCGATCACGGTAGCTAACGAGGCTCAAGCAGAAGCCTTGCGTGCGCTCATGAATGGTACGTACACGAGACACGCAGAGTTGAAGCAGCGCGACGATCGAATTTCTGAACTGCAAGGAAAACTTGCAGCACGCAACGAAAGTATCGTGCGAAGAGAGGCCCAGGAAGCCGCTGCCGGCAAGTTTCAAGATTTGCCCGCGTACCAGCGTCATGTTGAAAAGTACAAAGAGATCCACGAGATGGTCGATGCTGAATCAGCGACGGCCTACTGGAATTCTCCACATGTGCAAACAGAATTGTCTACCATCGAGGAAGCGGAATACCAGTCTAGGATGGTGCAAGTACATGCGGAGTCTGATGCGGCAGAGGGACAACGCTGGGCGAATGATGCCTTGTCGGCCGCTCAGTCCACTATACCAGCAGATATTGTTGCGTTGCCGGAGTTCCAGGAGGTGTTTAACGACACGGTACTGTCGTTTGACGCTGAGTTTGGACGTGGGATGCACGAGGCACTCAATACACCCGAGAAAGCCCACGAGCATTTTGCGGAAAAATTGCGACGAGAAGTCGTAAATCAGCCGGCCATCAAGACGTTTTTGCAAGGGCGTATTGACGCGCGAGCGGCTAAAGAGGCTGCATCAGGCGTGGCCAATTCAGCAGCGCAGAAACGTTCTACTGCCGCAACGATCCAGTCGGAACGTACTGCGGCAGTAACGGAAGCGAGACGAAGCGCGACGGATATGCGTAACAACATTCCTCCGCATCCGCTTGGTACATTAGCCGACGCAAATAGAGGCAGTGACGCCTCGAGCACCGTGACCGGCAGTACTCCAGATGGTTCTGATACAAGCAAGATGACGGCCTATCAACTAAGACAGCATGAAAAAGCCCAAGCCCGTATAGACGGGCGGGCACGAGCGAACAGATAACTCATAGGCTACCTTTAGGTAACCAAAGGAAAGACCTCAAATGGCACTAGGAGCATCAGGAAGCCAGGCGGGGAATGCTGCGCTGATTTCGGAGCTTACCGGGCTCACGCACGATATTTTTGTCGGCCGAGTGGTCGACAACGTGCGCCGGGAAAGCAAGACTGCAATGCTATTCCAAGACGCCCAGCCGGGCGAGTACCGGCTGTCTGGCCAGAACATGACGTTTGCCGTGGACCTCCAGTACAAAACTGGGGCGCTCGCGACAGACGGAAACATTCCTGACCACGTACCGCTCGATGCGGTGCAGGGTCAACTTACGCCTGTCAGGCGTTACGCCCGACTGGCACTCGACAATCTAGCCGAAAGGCGTGCTTCAGGACCGGGCGCGTTCGACGACCTGTCAGATCGAATCTTCGACAAGCTCTGGGACTCTTGGGCTTCTATGGAGATCCGACACTCAATTGGTAGCTCAACGGGACTGCTCTGCAAGGTCAGCTCTCGGACAAGTTCAACCGTTTGGGTGGCCAAGGATGGTTACGGCAATGCCGACACCAACCCCCTAACGAATCTTTCGGAAGGCTCGATCATCTGCTGGTACGATGTGAGCGCGGCTGGGATAGGCGGGGCAGGAAAAATCACTGCAACTGGTCTCGCGTACACGACGAACACGGTCACGATGGACGCGGCCCAAACCTGGGAGACGGACGTTGGTGCGGCTATTGCCGCCGACGACCTGATCTATTTCGCGACGACCAATGACACCGACACCAACTATTTTGCTGGTGAGCGGAACCTTGCGCCTAACGGCCTCGGCACAATCGTCGATCCGAATGCGGACAACACGACCGTGTTCAATATTAGTCAAACGACGTACGGTAGATGGAAGCCTTATCGTCAGACATCCACCACGCTCGATCACATTGAGTTGACTGAGCATTGGCTCGCGCTCGGTGCGAAGCGTGGATTCAACGTCACACCTGAGATGGACGTGGTGGTGTCGTACCCATCCGTCGTTGCCCAGCTTGCCAGAAGTCTTATGGGCTTCCAGCAGCAGGCATATACAGGTGGATCGCTGGACGGTGGTTATCAGCAGGTAACGATCAGCGGAATTCCGATTGTTGAAGATCACTTCTTCTATCACAACGTTGCAATGACGCTGTGTCGTGAGAAGCTCTTCCGCGTCAACTTGGGCGGCGATGCCGACTTCTTTGGCGAAGACGGAAGCATGTGGAGCAGAATTGCTGACTTCGATGGCAAAGAAGCCTTCGTCGTTGACTATCTCAACTACATGAGCAACCATCGTGGCGCGCATGGCGCGTTGACAGGAATTAGCACGGATCTGACGGACGACAACTTCGCTCCGATCCCGAACTACTAAGCCGTAGTTCAGTAAGAAGATAGGCCCACTTTACGGGATGGGGCTGGGTCGGGGGTTTAGCCGCCCCCGGCCCATGTCTCCCGAGATAAACGGACATAAATAAGGAAGAAAATCATGGCTAGAAGGACTGAATACGGGGCGCTTTTTGAAACGGTAAAAACCGTGGTAGAGCTCCATAACGATGCGGCGCGGCAGTTAAACGCTTATGAAGCGACTGCTGGCGCAAATCAGGTACTTAGCAACACTGGTGCAGGCACGGCCGGTCGGACGGGCTGCAATATTGCAGTAGACTCAAACGCGAACGACGTACAGTTTGATAACGCATTCTTTTATCAGATCAACGGCCAGAAGTACTACAAGGCTGTTGACGCCGCAGTCGACATTAGTGCCGAGTGTGTTGGTACTGGCGACACGATTGCAACAAGCGGTGACGGCACGTTTTGGATGTTTGTGAATACGGCCGGTGCGGTCGACGGCGATACAGCGAATGGCACAGGAGAGAATCAGGCGTCACCGGTTCTGACGCTTGCGCAATATTCGATTGGGTCGAATACGTTGCCACCTGGCGCGGACGATGTGTGCGTGGGCTGTGTCCAAGTCGGTGAAGGTGGATCAGGCGCGTTTACGTGGGGAACCGGATCGATCACGGACGAAACAGAGATTTACTACTCGTTCGAAGGTCTACCCGGCATCGAAAGTCAGCTTGCATCATTTGCGTTGGATGCAGGAGCAGCAACGTTCACTTATGGCGCGGCAAATGTCGTGCTAGGCACGGGTGTCAGGGTTGTTGCCACAGGCAAGGCAAATGCGGTCTTTAATACCACTGCGGCAGTCGCGGTCGGCAAAACCGGCGCATACTTGCTCTACGTTCTCGCAAATGACGTTGAGGCATGTGTCGCTCTTGGATCTGCGTACGCGAGTCTTCAGGCTGCGAAGGACGCGGTCAGAGATCACACACCAAATCCATTGATGCCGCTTGTCGGCGTCATCTACGTGACAGCACGTCTTGTAGCGTTTACGCCGGCCACTACAGTGCTAGACGTAAACGGGATCGACACTGAGTTTGTCATCAACGGCACGGGCGCGAACAGGCTCGAGTACGGCCGTTCAAGCGGCAGTCAGCACACGCCGATTGATGATATTTCGATGCCAAGCGCAGGAGGGATTCTCTAGGTGGATGCTAGAGTTCTGAGCGCAGGCTATCCCCGCGCGCCCCACGAGTATCAAGATGTTGTTGAGCTCTGGGCGCGTGGGAGTGGTCGTCACGCAAAGCTGCATTTTACCCCAGGCGGGACGTGGTTTGTGCGAATCAGCCTAAAAAGCGATGATCCGCGTATGGAGCTATACAAAATGGGTCTTATTGAAGAACCCATGGGGGAAGATGTGTGGTTACATCTGCCGAATTCGGCGGAAGGCAAGGTCGTCAAGGGAGAGAAGCAGGGTGCGTTTATCCCGCTTTCATTGGCGGACCTTGGTACATCAGGACTGCGTGAATTCCTCGAGCGAGGGGATACGTGGAGCGGACGCGGTGAGTATATGTCGCTCCTCGAACAGCGCAGGAAGGTAAACCAAAGCAACGAAGACATGCGCGTAAAGAATCGCGCGGTTCAGAAAGAAGAAAGCCGGCACGAGATGAGGCAATCTCGGCGGTCCCGGTTGAAAATTCCATTTTTACGGCCCAAGGGTGGTTGGCTGAATCTCCGAGCGCCCAAAGACCAAGAGCAGGAGTAGTAACCGATGTCCAAGAACAGCTCATCACTCGCACCATTGCACGGTCCTTTTATACCCGATCCATTATGGGAGCGAGTTGGTTACACCACGCACAACGTTCCGAAGCCTTTGTGGCTTTCTAAGACACAGCGCAATCGCCCTGTACCCAAGTATCATAAGCTGGATTGTCCAATTTGTGACGGTTCAAGCCTGGTATCGGGCGAAAGTTGCCTAAAATGCGAAAGTACGGGCAGCGTGAAAGGTGATCGCGTGTGGAAACTGCACCCGCTCACGAAAGAGCCCATCTATAAAATGAATGAGGCTGAGCACTACATTCACGAACGTACGTTTTTTGTAGAAAGCGACGGGATGGGTAATCAAGTCTGCATTGATTGGCGCCCACCGAGCGAGGAAGAAATCGCGAACCAAGCAAGGGATCATGCCGTCGAGAAGATGGTGCCCGAAATCTCAGGTGTGCTAGTCGATAGCGGCCTGAGTGCGTCGGACATCGCGGAAGCGTTGAAGCAGTTGGCGGCGCTGGGCAAGGCTGTGCCAGAAGTAACGTCCGTAAAACCGAAAGTTTCGCAGGCCGTCGCGCCAGTAGTGCCGGAACCAGTGATGGCCGGCGTTGGCACGACAACAGACGATCCTCCACCCGAGGAGCTCTAAGGAGAGCTTGATATGCCGTGGAACTTGATTCAGTAGCAAAGGTCCGGTACGCATTTCTCAGACTCGTTGATACCGAGGCTGATGATCCGGACCTAGAGGTACATGGCGAGACTGCAACTGATGTCATCTATGTAAACCTTACGCGCGGGTTTCGGCAGGCGCAGAGATGGATGATCGGGCAGGGATACGACGGGTGGCGCAAGCGAGGCAGCGCCATCACGTCGTGGTCCGGTTCGGACGCGACAACCGGCGGTACGTATAACGCCGTGCCGACAGATTTTTTGAAGGCGTACGGGGACAAGTCCCGTTCTGCGTTGGTAAAAACAAACGGTGATCGCTGGGGCATCGAAGTAGAGCCCGACGATGATCTCCGAAAAGGCGATTACTACTACTACCGGGGCGGAAGCAGCGGCCAAGAAATTTGGCTCGCGCGCGGAGCATCCGTACCAAACCCGGTCTACCTCGAGTACCACTATACGCACCCAACGTGGACCTCGAGCGTCACAATTGACTTCCCGATGGACGCACGAGCGTTGGGTGTGGCATACGCGGCAAACTCCGCGATGCAGGACGCATGGTTGCCTGGAGGGCCGGAGCTAGAAGTTAAAATTTCTCGTTCGCTGGGCTTTGCGCAGGATGAGGCCCGACGAC